TCGCTTCGGCTTTTACTACTTCACCTTTATCATTTTCAATGCCTACATAGTGAAACGTTGCATCGGCCTCTTTAGTAATCATTTTCTTTTGAGCAATAAGAGTATTTTTGTTTTCTCTTAAAGCTGTAAACAATTCCTCTTTAGTGGTAAATTGTCTATCTTGAAATTCTTTAACTACTATCATTTTTTTATAATTTGTTCCTCTTTCAAGGCTTTTAACTTCGCTTTTTTCTCTTTAGCAATTTGCTCATCTTTTAAGGCTTTCTCTATTTCTACATTACTTAATCTAGTTCCCATTACAATCCTAATTTAATTAATAAATCCGTTGTTTTTTGTTTAGCCTCTGCATCGGTCATAGTTCCATTTTCTAAACTTAATTTAATAACCTCTTGAAAGGTTTTTAACGTTGCTATTTTTTCATTCATTACGGGTTGCATAATATTCAAATGGTCGTAACTAGCGATTAGCTTTTCACCATTATCAATCAATTTCCATTGTGAACTAAAAGAATTCATTGTATTGTCCGCTGTTGTTTGGATTGAGTTTTGTAAATATCTTAACTCGCCTTTTTCCTGATTCTCGTAAGTAGAACCACCCGCTAACGAATAGTTAAGAATATCTTTATTCATATCAAACGCTAACAAACATTTTAAAGCATCACTACTAAACTGCTCATCTAAAAATAAACGTTTCATATCACTAACTAAGTGACTTACTTGAATATCGTTATTAGTGATTTGCATTGATTTAGAACCTAACACCCGTTCAATAGCTGTACGGTCACCATCTTGTAAAGGACTTGCAACGCCTTGCAGATTATTCTTATTCGTCGCTAAATACTTTTGCGACATCTGTAAATTGATATGTTTAGATTTTAGATTTTGCTCAATGTTTTCCAATACTTTGATAATTCCTTTTACCCTACTTGGTGAAATCATAAAAGTATTTGATTTTAACCCGTTAGCTAAATCGTAAAAAGGTATAATCTCGGATAACTTTATTTTGTACTCGGTATCGTCTAAAGTATATTTAATCTGTCTTTCACCGTATGCTTTCTTATCCTTTTCAGTAACTATAAAATTATTAATCTTATGTACTTTATCAAAGTCAATATCACTTGGAATTAAATTGTATAATGCTTTTGGTAATTCGTTTAAAAACGCTTTCTTCTGATAGGTGTAACAGTTACCCGTAGCGGATAAAAACCACATCTGTTGAAAGAAAAAATCTTGTTGGGATTGAAAGAAATTAGGTTGTGATAGTATTTTAACGTAAGGACTGTTTTCCACAACTTCACCCTTTGCGTTAATATGTTTTATTTTCATTTGACTATATATCTTTGAGCGAAGTGCACAAATAGTCATTAAAACGGGGTTGGTTAACGATACATCTAAATACTTTTCAGACTGTATAAACTCGTTCCCACCATCCATAATAGTATACGAGAACTCTCCGAGTCGATTTCTTTCTACACGTATAAGCTCCCTACCAAAAATACTTAAAGATTTAACTATCATACGTACAAAAAGTTTGTATTATTATTTTTAAATCCATTTAATTTATTAACTAAAGTATATCTATTAATTTTGTATAAATCAGACACTTCTTTAGCTGAATAGTAATAAACCCCGTTATTTATATCTAAAACAATTTTACCTCTTTTGTTATTGCCTATTTGATTTTTGCTTATTAAATTTTTAACTTCTATTGTGTGAGTTTTTCCTTTAAACATACTTTCTTTTCCACTCATTCTTTTAGAAAATTTTAATTTAGTTTCATTAGAATGTACTTTTCCTTTTTTAGATTCTGACATTCTTTGTTTTGTTTCTTGACTAACTTTTCTGTTTAAATCTAATGTATTTGTATAAACTAAATTTAAACCATCAATTAAAACATTATAATATTCTTGCCAATACCTTTCACGTTCGTTTAGTTTAAAAAAATCACATTCTTCTATAACTTCAAAATTATGATTTTCTACACCGTATTTTTTTAATGAGTTATAAAGTTTCTTTTGTTGTTTACATCTTAATTTTAGATAATACGAAAAGCGGATAGGTATATTAGAACTTTGTCCAACATATACCTTTCCGCTTGGTGAAGTAATTTTATAGATTCCAACCATATATCTACGTTTCACAACGTTAATTTTGACAAATATACAAATTTATTTTATATTCAAGTGAAATTGTAAAAAAGTTTTTATATAACGGTCTGCATTAAGTAAGTGGTCATCTTTTTTAACGGGTCTTTCTAAGTTCATACCGTTAACAATTTCCCACTCATAATTTTCTAATTCGTGTTCAAAATCTTCTGAACTTTCCGTATAATGATTAACGGAATTATTTATAAAATTAATACCTTGATTTACTGAACCCGCACCCTTGATAGCTGGTATAACATTCAATCCAGCATTTAATAACTCTGCTATTGATAACGTATCGGTTTGCCCTCCAGTGTCTGCTACAATCAAATCTTTTTTAGTAAATCCCATTGCTAACAAAGTAGATGAAAGACTTGTTTCTAATTTACTAGCGGGTTTGTATAACCTTTGCTTTGTAAAGAATAAGTTAGGTTGTAAAAATTTAACTTCAACTAATCCGCAAGGGTTTGTAGTTCCAAAATCTAAACCAAAGTAATTAGGAGCAATTAATCTATCAAACTCCTCATCTGATATTTTAATCCAATCTTTGTGGATTCTGTTAGGTTTTTCTGCTTTTAATCCTAAACCGTAAACACTCCACTTGTAAGGGTCTGCCGTTTTTTGTTGTTCGTTGTATGGTGTTGGCTCGTAACCTAAAATCTTTTTCTTTTGCTCTAAAGGTATAAATGGATTATCTAAAAAAGTAGAATGTATTAACTTTGCGTTGTCTTGTTTAACTAAATCATCGCTCCAAAGTTTTCCAATAGGGTTGTAATCCATAAATACAGCCTTTGTACACCGCATATCTAATTGGTCGAATGTATCTTTACTCATTCGGTAAAATTCATTGAACCAAAGATAATCTGAATGATAACCGTGAACTTTTAAATCATCGTCTGTACCCTCAATATTTATAGTTGAACCATTAGGAAACGTTAAAACTGATTCTGTTTTATTGTAGATTATTTTATCCCAATTATCTAAAGTAGGATAGTATTTAAGCATATCTTGCAAGATAGTATCTTTACAATCTTTTTTAGTGTTTCTAAATACTGATAGTTTTGTACGTGGTTTAGTCCATGCAACAATCCAAAAGATTTGTAAAATGCTAAAGGTCTTACTCGAACGAGAAGACCCTGAATTTATAATATACTTATATTTTCCTGAATTTAAAGCATCCCAATTATTCTGAAATACTGGTGTCGCTTGTATCTTCATTTTTTACTATTTCAACTTGAATATTATTTGTTATATTATTCGTATTCTCACTTTCAATAAATTGCATCGATAATTTTCTTAACTCCTCAGGCGTTGCAATCAATTTCATTAATGCCATCTGTAGTGCTGGAGCGTTTGAAGTGTACCATTTTGAACGCATTGAAACTTTTAAAGTAGTTCGGTTAGTGTCTAGTAATGCTTTTAGTTCGTCATATTCGTTGGAATCAGGAGGAAAATGGTCATAAAAATAATTCTTTGAGCAAGGCAAAAAAGCAACTATATCCTCAATAAAAAATAGTTTATTTTTTACTGTTACTTCTTTAGCTTGTTCAAATATTTTATTTTTATCGTATGCCATTATTGTTTTATTTAAAATAAAATCAAGAACTAATAAACTTGATTTTTTTGTTCACTCTGATTGCTTTCGAGCTATTTTGTAAGAACGTATTTAGTTTTTTATTTAATATTATTTACAAAGTTAAAGTGTCTTGTTTCAAAATCAAATATAGCTCTTTCTATCTTTAAATCATAATTTGATTCTTCTTTTTTTAATAAATCTTTTAATTGGTTTGTATTGTCTTCTTCTATTTTTTTAAAGTACTCTTTAATATAAAGAGTAAAATAATGTTTTTTAAATTGTATTTTTTTAGCTTTGAAATACATATTAAAATAATAATCTATCATAACCATTCGTTTGTTACATCAACACCGTTTCTTTTAACGGTTAAAGTATCGTCAAGTTTAATCATTCTCTTTACTATTACATCGCAATATTTAGGGTCAAGTTCCATCCCGTAGCATTTTCGTTTAAGCTGGTGAGATGCTACCATTGTTGAGCCACTGCCTAAAAAAGGGTCGCCAACTATCCATTCTGGTTTACTGCTATTTTCTATTAAAGGAGCTAATAATAAAATCGGCTTCATTGTTGGATGCTCCCCGTTTCTTAATGGTTTATCGTGATGGATAACAGAAGTCTTTGTTTTATCACTCATTACTTCTGTCAGCAACTTTAATAGTTCATCTTTCTTTAGTTTTTTTATATCTAACTTGTCCTCTATAACAGTTGTCTTTGTTCTGTCGTTTGTGAAATAATGCGCAGCCCCTGCTTTCCATCCATACAAACATGGCTCGTGTTTCCAATGATAATCTTGCCTTCCCATTACTAAAGCGTTTTTTACCCATATTAAACACTGCTTCATTAACAAGCCGCTTTCTTGAAATGCCTTTCTAAAATTAACACCTTCGGAATCTGCGTGCCAAACATACCAAGCACCTCCATCTTTTGTCACTTCAGCGAAGGCTTTATAAAACAGCAATAGAAAGGTATAAAACGAGTCGTTATCCATTTCGTCATTCATTATTGTTAGCCCAGTTCCACCTTCGTATGCTACATTATAAGGTGGGTCAGTCATAACCATATCCGCTTTTTCACCATTCATTAACTTTGCCACTTGGTCTGAATCCGTAGAATCCCCACAAAGTAAACGATGTTCTCCAATCTCGTAAAGGTCTCCTAAAACGGTAATAGGTTCTTCGGGAGGTGTAGTATCAAAATCATCTTCTTCGGCTTCTAATACTTCATCTACTTCAAAACTTGGTAAATCCAACCCCCAGCTTTCCAACTGCTCACTGTCCCATTCATTCGCTAATACTTCCCAATCCCACTCGCCACCGCTTGTATTGTCTTTGATTAAAAACTCTCTTTGCTTTTCTTCTGAAAGGTCTGTAATGATAATAGGTATTTCTTTTATTCCAGCTTCTTTACACGCCTTATATCGCATATTTCCACCCAATATAATCATATCTTGATTAACTACTATCGGTCTAATATTTAGCATTTCAGGAAAGTCTTTAATAGACTGTACCAACTTTTTGAATTTATCGTCTTTTATAAGTCTTGGATTGTTCGGGTTAAGTTTAACCTCTGAAAGTTTTACTATTTCCATTACTCACAAATTAAATGAAATCTACTTAAAAACTCGCTTTTAGGTATAGGTAA